AAAACGAAGGCCGAAGAAATGACCCACATCGAAATAACAACCACAGGGGGAGTATGAGGGGGAGATTCCCAATACTTGTCAAGATCAATTTTGACTGATACCATCAACTCTATGAAATTGAACCCGAAACAAGAGGCGTTTTGCCAAGGGGTCGCGAGCGGTCTCTCGCTTACTCAAGCCTACATCCGCGCCGGTTACTCGGAAAAGGGAGCCGGACAGGGCGGCGAGCGTTTGTTGAAAAATGTTGAAATCAGCCAACGAGTGAACGAACTCCGCGCCAAATCCGAGGCCAAGCTCAACTACAAACGCGAGACCTACCTCGAAACACTCCGCGAGCGGTTCATGGAAATGCCGCCGGAATCGGCGACCTGCGCCAAGTATGGCGAGATGCTCGCGAAGGCGATGGGATGGAACGAACCCGAGAAGATCGAGGTCGCCGGGGCCATGGACATCAACATCCGCATCGGTGGCCATTAACATCGACATCATCCCGCGACCGCAACTCGCGAGCTACCTGCACCGCAAGGAACGCTGGTCGGTGATGGTGCTGCACCGGCGTGCCGGGAAATCATTTGTTTGCATCCAAGATTTGATTGCCAAGGCGCTCTCGCATCGCCGCAGCGGACCGCCGCTCCGCTACGCCTATGTGGCTCCCACCCGCGAGCAGGCGAAGGACATCGCTTGGAAATACCTTGTCCAGTTCACCTCGCAAATCCCCGGCGTGGTCATCAACAAGGCCGATCTCGCGATCACCTTCCACAACGAGGCCACGATCCGGCTTTACTCGGGCGAAGCCTACGAGCGCCTGCGCGGAATCTATCTCGATGGAGTCGTGATGGACGAGGCGGCGGATCTCGACCCGGCAGCGTGGGACAATGTCATCCGTCCCACACTCACCGACTACCAAGGCTGGGCGACATGGGTGGGAACGCCGAAAGGTCGAAACATCTTCTGGAAGATGTGGAACCGGGCGTGTGCGGACAGCGAGTGGTTCACGCTCATGCTCAAGGCGAGCGAGAGTCACATCATCCCCGAGGAGGAACTCACCGACATCCGGCGTGGCACCACGGAGAACGCCTTTGCACAGGAATACGAATGCTCGTTCAACATCGGTCGCCCGGGCGCGATCTATGTTCGCTCACTCGAAAAGGCCCGCGCAGAGAAGCGGGTCACCAACGACATTCTGTGGTTCAAGGAACTGCCGGTCTACACCTCATGGGATGTGGGCGCTCCGCTGAATCAGAAGGTCTGGATATGGCAGATGGTCGGCGACCGCATCAACTATCTGGAATCCCTCTCTGGGTCCGACGAGTGCAAGACCCCAGCGGACTGGGCTGCACGACTCAAGGATCGCCAATATGCCTACGGGGGGCATTACATCCCGCACGATGCCGCAGCGGAAGTGGGAGGACTCTGGCAGGAGGCGCTCGCTCGCAGCGGACTGACCGGCGTGGTGCCGGTGCCACGGCAGAACTCGGTATGGGATGGCATCAACCTCGCCAACGATGCGTTCCCTCGCATCTCGATGAACGAGGCCGGATGTGCTGATGGTATCGAGGCGCTTGACGCCTACCACAGCAAAGAGGAGCGCGATGGCGTCACCATCAAGGATGTGCCGGTGCATGATTGGTCATCGCATTTCGCCGATGCGTTCAGTCTCTCGCACCAGGCTATCAAGCGCGGGATGGTCATCGACCGCTCCGCGATCCCTCGGAAAGCCGAGCGCCACGAAGCAACCAGAGTCATGGCAGGATTCCGAGGTGGTGGATTCGGAAAGGTGCGGCGGTGAATCGCGAACTGGAACTCCAAATCCTCGATCTCTACCGGCGCTACCCGCAGCCGCGATCCTTCTCCGAGGAGGTAGAATTGACAGCATGGAATGGGGTGGTCGTGAACACCGAGGACTTCTTCCTTCTGGCCCGCCCGGTGGATATTCACGACCCCGAGGAACGCTGGCGCGATGCCGCCCACACATACCACAGGTTGTGTCAGAACTGCTGGCTGATCACTATATATAGTGGTATCAGTCAAAATAACCCTTGCAACTTCGCCCCGTATACACTTCCCTTCATCGCATGGAGTCGGCGAGACCGCCCGCTCCGGATTTACGAAACCTCGAAACTCCAAACGCGATGCGACTTACTGACCACCAAGAAAACCCCATCCTCTCTCCCTGCCTAGCTTGGTTCGGAGGGGGAAGACGCGCCCCAAAGTCACAACCAATAAATATTCCGCCACCACCACCACCGCCCCCACCGCCCGACCCACCGCCACCGCCAGCAGTAGTCGATATGCAATCCGGAGAGGAAGCCATGGCAAGTGAAGCCGCACGGCGTAAAGGCACAAGGAAATCCATTCTCGCCGGGGAATCCTCGCAGACTCCCGTGACGACCGGCTACTCGACCCTCGGTTGATTCAGTTTTGACTGATACCAAATGACCGGAAAAAATCCCGAACTCGCCGACAAGGTTCTCCAGCGCCATGCGGAACTCGTTCATCAGCGGGCGACATGGGAATCTCTCTGGGAGGACATCGCGAAGTATGTGATGCCCCGGAAGGCGACGATGTTCACGCAGACGACCTCGCCATCCACCGAAGACGAGGCGCAACTCTTCGACGCCACCGCCGTGCGGGCAAACATGATTCTGGCCAATGGCCAACTCAGTTGGATGACGCCGCTCGAAAGCCGGTGGTTCTCGCTGGAGCCGCCGAAGGCGATGGAAAGCGAGGACGAGATCGAGCAATGGTTCAAGCGTTGCACCGAGGTCATGCAGGCCGAACTCAGCCGGTCGAACTTCTACACGGAAATCCACGAACTCTATCTCGACCGGGGTGCCTTCGGCACGGCGGCGATCTTGGTGGAAGGCGGCAAGAACAATTCCCTCAACTTTACCAAACTCGACCTCGGATCGTTCGCGATCTCCGAGGATGACGAAGGCTATGTCGATACGCTCTCCCGCGAGTATGAGATGACCGCACGGCAGGCCGCGCTCAAGTTCGGCGTGGAGAACCTCACCGACTCGATGAAGAAGGAACTGGAGAAGCCCAACTCCAACCGCAAGTTTTCCTGCGTTCATTTGATCGCTCCCCGTGGTCCGGGTGAAATCGAGCAAGGCAAGCGAGACGCCGAGAACAAGCCCTACGCCTCGGTGTATGTAGACAAGGCCAGCAAGCATGTCTTCCTTTCCTCGGGCTTCGATGAGCAACCGTTCTTCGTGACGAGATATTTGAAATGGAAGAACTCCGAGTGCTACGGCTACTCGCCAAGCTGGACCGCCCTGCCGGAGTGCAAGCAACTCAACTTTCTTGAAAAGCAACTCGACTCGCTCGCCGAGATTCATGCGTTCCCGCGCATTCTGATCCCTGCCGGATTCGATGGCGATATCGACCTCCGCGCCGGTGGCGTGACCTATTTCGACCCCAACAACCCCAACGCCACTCCCCGGGAATGGGGAACCAATGGGCGATACGACATCGGCGTCGAGCGGGCCGAGCAGAAGCGCAAGGCGATCAACGAAGCCTTCCATGTGGACTTGTTCCAGATGTTCGCGCAGTTGCAAAAGCAGATGACCGCCCGCGAAGTTGCCGAGCGAGCCAGCGAGAAGTTGATCCAGTTTTCCCCGACCTTTGCGCGACTCACCACGGAGCTATTCAATCCGCTCCTGCGCCGGGTCTTTGCGATCCTCGCCCGCGCTGGCAAGTTCCCTCCCCCGCCCCAGCAGTTGCAAATGATCGGCGTCATCCCCGAACCGGATGTCGCCTACAACTCCCGAATCGCTCTCGCGATCAAGTCTCTCGAAAACGCCGCATTCGTTCGCACGACCGAGATGCTTCTGCCCTACGCGCAACTCAAGCCCGACATGCTCGACAACTTTGATTTCGATGAAATCTGCCGCGACATGGCGAGGAACGATGGTCTCCCCGCCCGCTGGCTCATGGAGGAGGAAATGGTCGCGCAGCAACGAGCCGCCCGCGCCCAAGCTCAACAGCAGGCCATGCAGGCCGAGCAAATGGAGCGCACCGCAAGCGCACTTGGTAAG